CCGATCACGCAAGTTAGAAACGTAACGTCTGCCAGTCTGTTTGCATTAGCGCAAGGAAATGTTGGATCGGGAGCCAACATCTTTGAATCTGTGCAACTTGTTCTCAGAGACCTAGCTAATAAAACGGACGAAGAAGGTCTAGAATATCTAACTGACCTACAGCGCAGAGGTCTCATTGGGAGCAGTGCTGAACTCCGTGAGATTCAAGATAACCTACGCAAGGGCACCGATCCACGAAACATGAACGTGATGGAAGATGCGGCTCTTGTGTCAGATGTGGCAACCACAGGTGACCGGGGCTATAGAATAAGACTTGGCGGGCTAGATCTTAGTGGATCTTTGGATAGAAACAACAGGCGCAATAAAGGCTGGCAGTTCTTAGGCAAGACGGCAGACCTTTATCGTGCGGGCGACGATGTCTGGAAAATATACAACTATGAGTTTGAAGCATCAAAGCTTCGTGAAGCTTACACAAATATCATAGACAACATACGCCAGAACCGTGGGGCAATGACTGATAAGGATTATCAGTTCCGGATTGACACTGCCACAAACAGATTTAAAAAATTTATAGATGGTGAAGAAGCTGGTTCTATAGAAGAAGCTATCAAAAACCGCGCTGCAGAGAATGTGCGGAACCTCGTACCAAACTACGAGCTTGTGCCTCAAGTAATTAAAGATATTCGTGGACTTCCTGTTGGTAACTTTATTGCTTTCCCGGCGGAGATTTTACGCACAGGCTTTAACACTTTAGAGACTGCAGCTAAAGAGCTTACAAGTGATGACAAAGCCATTCGTGAGATTGGTATGAGAAGACTTATGGGTTCCTTGTCTACTTTCTATGTAGCCGGCCCTGCACTTAGAGACATGTCGATGAAACTGGCGGGTGTTTCTGAAGAAGAGATGGAAGCAGCGCGGACTCTTGCCGCCGATTATCAGAAGAACAGCACCCTTATAGCTTTAGGCAGGGATCAGGATGGCTTGTTAGAGCTTATGGACTATAGCCGATTTAACCCATATGACGCATTGATCCGGCCTTTTGAAACATTGCTTAACAGCTTGGACGAACAGGATAAACTTAATCCCGATGCCGGCTTTGGAGAAAAAACTTTAAATGCATTATATGATGCTACTATCCAAGAGTTTCTTGAGCCTTTTATATCACCGTCAATTTCGTTTGCTGCATTAATAGATGTCGCTCCCAAAGCTATGGGTGGTAGAGGAGGAAAGACTCTGCCGGGTGCTAAAGTATACAGAGAAGCAGAGACTCGCATGAAAAAACTAGAGCGGTCCTTGATTCATGTTATTAATCAAGTTGGCCCAATGAACCTTACCCCTGTGAGAGTTCCAACCGGGGCTGACTTTAACGAAATAGAGCTTTCTCGTTTGCCTCGGTCTTTGTTTAGTCGCGTAGAGTCGTTTGGCATTCAGGAAAGAGAGCCGAGCACAGGTAGAACCTATGCGCCAAAGGGTGAGATCTTCAGGCAGCTTGTAGGCTTGCAAACATTTAAGGTTGACCCAGACCGTATTGGCAGGTTTAAGGCAAACGAATTTAAAGCTGCGCGGTCTGACGCGGCTACGCTGTTTAATGACATGGCTAACATGGACTTTGCAGACGAAGATGATTATGTTCGAGGATACCTCGCAGCAAACCAAGCACGGCTAAAAGTTTTCCGTAAGTTTGCAAAAGACGTACAAGCCCTTCGAGATTTAGGCATGAGCAAAACAGAAGTAGAAAAACTTCTAAAAAGAGAAAAACTAGGCAAGCAAGAAATTAAATCTTTACTGAGAGGGGAGTATCTTCCATTCACCCCGAGCAAAGAAAAGATTAAAGAGGCTAGGAAAAAAGGTCATAATATACCGATGAGTACGTTGAGGGTTCTTGAAGCAGAACTAAGACGCCTGTCTATTGATCCTGATTATCCTGAAGCAGCGCCGGAGGGATCATTCACTGATCCGGAAGACAGAGTAAGTATGTCAGCACCTGCACCAGTGCTCCCATCTTTAGCCGGTGAAGCACTTAGAAATGTCTCGCTGCCTAGCTTGATGCCTGCGCCACAACAGGCTCCGGTCCCCGGTCCAACAACCAAGGTTCCCGGGCAGGCGGTCGGCACACCTGTGGGCTTTACTTATAAAGGTCAGCAAATACCTGCAGAACTTCTCGGTGGAAATCCAGAAGACATAATGAAGAATGTAGAAATATATCGAAGGAGCCAGCAGTGAACAAAGATCAATTACGAGAAGAACTGGCAGAAGACGAAGGCTGCAAGTTTGAGATTTATTTAGATCATTTAGGTCTACCAACTTTCGGAATCGGAGCACTTGTCAAAGAGAACGACCCAGAGTACGGCCTGCCTGTTGGCACACCTGTATCAGAGGATCGTGTCCGTAAACGGTTCAACCTAGACATAGCTGTGACAATTGAAGACTGCGGTAGGTTGTACTCAGACTTCGACGAGCTACCCGAAGAAGCCCAGTTGGTCATTGCCAACATGTGCTTTAACCTCGGCTACCCGCGTCTGTCTAAGTTCAAAGGTATGAAAGCCGGGATCGACGACCGGGATTGGCACCGCGCAGCCGACGAAATGGTCGATTCGAGGTGGCATGATCAGGTTCCGAACCGGGCAAAGCGTTTAGTTAAGCGAATACGCGACCTCGCAAAGGACTAACCTTGTAAATTATACGCTTATTCTACAAGGTACAAACAACTGAAATCATTAAATAAAAACATCGATTCTCGTGGACCTCAGTATCGATGGCCGTATCATTATACCTCGAGGTCGCTGAGATTTGACGTTTTAGTCTTCTCCCCCGTCATTTCTAGACATATCGCATTCGATACTATAACTTCTCCTGCAGTTCGTGGGTCTGTTAGAATATCTATTGTCATTTCGGCAAGCCTATCATTACATTGACCCAATGTTTCATACGGGCCTCGGCTATCAAAAGCAGTCAAACACTGCTGTTGATTAGCTACGAAGCATAATAATAGCATCGCCTTAAACATCTAACCTACCTCACCCCAGTTATCCCCAAGTTCAGCATCGACTTCAAAGGGAACTTTGAGATCAGGGACACAGTTTGACATTATGTCAACAATCCTGTCTGCTTGTTCTTTGTTTTCGATATTGAAACAAAGTTCATCGTGAACTGTTAGTGTTGGACATAGGCCCTCACTGTAGCAATCCACCATTGCTTTCTTTGTCTGGTCGGCACTTGACCCTTGAATTAATCTATTTAACGCTTTGTATGTAAACGCTCTGCGAATACGTCCTTTGCCGCCATACTCTTTCATTGCCTGCTCTTGTGGCAATGGTTTGTTATAAGTGTAAGACACCGGCTCCCACATGTCAAAACGGCACTTTCTTCCGAGCCATGTACGAATCACACCACGATCTGAAGCATACCTAGATGTCATGTCTGCAAGACCTTTAACAAAGGGAACCCTTTGGTAATATTTATTCAGCAGCGAGGTAGCTTCTTCTTCTGTAATGTCCAGTACGTTTGCTAGCTTCTTCTTCCCCATCCCATACATAATGCCAAGGTTAACAGTCTTGGCTTCCTTGCGTGGAATCTCTGCCATGTCAGCCACCATTTGGTGAAAATCAGCGTTACCCTCATGGTACATTTTTACAACCTCATCGATCTGTGGATGACGATCCACGCCTGTCAAGGTGGCACAGTAGTGCGCTAGCCAACGAGGTTCTTGTGAGGCATAATCAAACGATCCCCACTTACAGCCTTCTTCAGGGACAAAAAGACCGCGAATCATTTTTTTAATCTCAGGATCCCTCGCAGGTATTTGCTGTAAGTTTGGGTTGCTCGAAGAAAATCTTCCGGTTACAGTACCTCCATCATCAGAACGAAGGGCATTGAAGTCACAATGGATTCTACCGTTATGCGAGTGTTCAAGAATTGTTTCAACAAAAGTAGTGTTTGCTTTATTAAGTTCACGAATCTTCACAATCTTCTTTGCAAGAGGGTGCTCGTGATTCGCAAGAAACTGTTTGGTAAAAGACGGCGCCCCCGTTTTTTCTGTTGCCGCATACTTGACCCCCACAGAGTCGAAGGCTTTTGCAATAGATGTCGCAACCCACGGCTCGATGGCGATGCCGGTCTCTTCCTTCACTTCTTTAAGTAAAGCGCGTTCACGGGCGGTGAGCTCTTTTTTAGTTTGCTCCGCTCGATCCATGTCTACTCTAACACCTTTGGTTTTCATGTCCAATAGAACAGGAATTAGACTTGTTTCCAGTTCAAAGATTGATGTGCATTCATCTTTTACCAAGTCTGTCCGCAGACGTTCCCACAACCTCAGAGTCACGGCGGCATCCTGCTCCGCATAAGGCCCGACATATCTGGAAGGCAGACGAAACATCTCACTTTTGGCGTTGACACCAAACTCTTCTGCAGCGGAGCGAAGAATCTTTTCATCCTTGCGCTCCGACAAATAGTCGCGAGCTAGGGAATCAAGGTTATACCAGCGGCGGTTCTCATTAAGCAGCGGCGCTGCAACCATCGTATCAATGATCTTGCCCTGCACTTCGATTCCCTCTGCGCGGAGCCAACCCAAATCATACAGCGCATTGTGCATGATCTTTTCAATGTGCGGGGTAGCCATCATTTTCTTCATCCACGCCATCACAGATGAGCGCGGAAGATTCCCAGCGTCATGTTTGACAGGCAAGTACCAAGAACTATCCCCTGCTGCTACCGCGATACCAATAATGTACCCGTCTTTCCGAGTCCAGCCCGGTCCAAGAGTTGTGAGGTGTGGGTCTCTGGTCTCAAGGTCAATAGATATTCTTTCGTATTGAGTAAGATCAGGAAGTGATGATGGCGGTGACCAATCACTATCTGTCTTGCCCCAAGCCACATCTTTTATGTCTTGAGCAAGAAGGTGGTACTGATATGCATCACTCATAATAAGCCTCTATATCTTCTAGCGAATGTTTAAAGATGAACACAGGAGTTCTGTCTCCTACATGCGCTCCAGCCACGTTATAGTTAAAATAGTCAATCGCTTCGTGCTCTTCCATGCCCTGCGCCATTAAGATGTCTAAGCACTTTTCAGCATCATAAGCAATAACCTGCTCTGACCCACATCTTTCCGCGATGCCTATGACTGCCTCGTCAAAACCATCAGCCTTGTAAAAAAATTTATTAGCTTCTCTAATTAACGTCATTGGTTAACTCCCCTCCACAAGCAAGATATCCGCACCCGTCTACCCAGTTGTCGATGTGGTTCGGGTTTGATGCTATCCGCGCAATCTTTAACAAAGTCATCTTGACAGCGCAGTCCATTCCTGTAGGCAGGTCATCAGGTTTAATACTGTCCCACCAATACCAAACGGTCTCGATGTTTCTGAAGTTGTCTTCCATGTTACCGTGCTGCGACGCACGATCCTGAGTCACATACCCTTTAGCGGTGTCTAAAACTTCTGCTCTTTTCATATCGCAAATCCATAATTTCCAGTTGATTCGATTAGGTGAAGGTGTTTTTTAGTGCGCGTGGCACCGACGTAGAAAACCCTGACCTCACTATCTTGATCAAGGCTTTCCATGCATGCTTTTGTGGAATCTAGGAAGAGGGCGACGTTATCCGCCTCTCCACCTTTTGCTTTGTGAATCGTCGAAATCCGGATCCTCGGACTGCCAGATAGTAATCGCTCCCCCCGCCGACGTACCGACGTAATGTAGCCTATCTCCTTGTCCGATACTTTCAAGACATTCATCCACGGCGTCTTGGCATTCACGCTTAAACTGCACCGTTCGATGATGTCGTCCAGAGTGTAGAAAAGATCTGGATCTAAAGATTCTAGGTTTCTTCGACCAGACTTCGTAATAACATTTCCGTTGAGTATCTTCGAGAAATTCTTCAGTTCTGCTGCTGATAAGGACAAGCCTTTGCATAATTTTAACCACACCTCAATGCCATTTAAAACATTTTGAGATAGGGACCAACCAGCCCCTTCTCTCCAGAAGAGATAACCATCTTCTTTCAGGCGGGTGGAGATCTTATTCGCAATATAATTTGTCCGTGCTAGGATTAACCATTCACCATTCTCCAGATCAAGCTCCATTATATCGCGATGCCAAGAAAGATTCCCTTGTCTTTCTGTGGGT